ACTTCAGCAATACATCGAATCGCTACGGCGTAAATAATCATGGAACAGCGCATTGATAGTATCAATCAAAACCCTCGCACGGACTACACAATGATGGTAGCACCGAAGGAGGGCGATGGCCCGAACCTTCCTGCACTCCGTTTAGCGTTTGAAAACACCGTGCGTGATTGCTCGGCTTTCGTATCGCAGTGCCGTCTTAATTTTGAAACACGCTACGCCATTTGGAATGGTCAAGCCGCTGATGGTAAGAAGCACGCCCGCGAAGGTGCAGACTTAGACCCGACTCCGTGGGATGGAGCGAGCGATATGAAGAACTATATTGCCGACCAAATCGTGAACGAGAAGGTTGCAATGCAATGTATGTCTTTTAAGCGGGCGAATCTGGAAGCTGTTCCGATTCAAGGAGCAGACATTACCCGCGCTCGTGATGTTACCAACTTTATGAAGTGGTTGGTTTACTCTCAGGTTCCTGAAGTAGACCGCGAGATTGAAATGCTTTCTCAGTTTATTAACGAGAAGGGCATTGCGATGATGGGTGCGTTCTGGGAAACCACCCAAGAAAAGACTCTGGATACACTTCGTCTTGTAGACTTCCAAGCCAAGTTCCCACAAGTGAATGTTCTAGAATTGATGGATGACCCCATCCTTGCTGAACAACTTAAGGAAACATTAAAACAACATTACGATTGTTCTAACAAGAAAGCTAATCAGATGCTGAAGGACTTGAAGGACACTGGTGTTTGCACCATTCCTGTTCTTGGTCGCGCTATCTCTCGTCCTGTTCTGCGTGCGTTCAATTTGGATGAAGATGTTTTTGTTCCTCCATTTGCGACAGACATTGAACTCTGCCCTTATATTTTCCGTGTTCAATACTTCACCGCTGATAAGCTCCGTAGCTTTGCTCACAGTGAGGGCTGGGATGAGACATGGGTAGAGAACTCGATTCTTAAATTGCGGGGGCGCATGATTCCATTAGTTCCTGACCAGAATCTTGCCCCTATTAGCCGTAACTTTATTTACCGCTATCAACGCTATCACGACCTTATTGGTGTGGTGTATGCGTATCAACGATTGACGGATGAAGACGGCGTTAGCGGTATCTACCTAACTATCTTTAATCCGATGATGCCTGCCGATGAGCAGCAACCGGGTTATGCGAAGTTTGGTTTGCTTGGTTACAAGCACGGCCAATATCCGTTTACTTTATTCCGCCGTGAGCAACTTACTCGCCGGATGCACGACACCCGTGGTATTCCAGAAGTAGCGATGCCTTATCAGAACATGATTAAGGCGCACCGCGATTCTCGTATCGACGCTGCTTCGATTGCTATTATCCCACCGCTGATGTATCCCGCTGGGCGTTCTCCTTCTCGTTGGGGGCCGGGTGCAAAGATTCCTGAACGGCGTCCGGGCGAATACCATTACGCTGACCAGCCTCGCGGAGATTCTAATACAGAAAACTCTGAGCGTATCCTTACGGAAAACTTGCGCGAATACTTTGCTATTGCTTCGCGTGAGGGCGACCCAATGAGCCGTGACTTGATGAACCAGCATCAAATCAATAAATTCCTTGGCTCAATGTCGCGGGCATTTAATCAAGTCTGGAAACTGTATCAGCAGTTTGGCGATGATAACACTTACTATCGTGTGCTTGGACAGAACTCTGCCCAACCCACGCGCTTTGGTAAAGGCGAGCCAACGGAAGAATATCAGTTCTTTATGAACTTTGATGTTCAGTCTATGAACGCCGAACAGGTTGAAAAGAAACTTACGCAGTTGTTTGGTATTGCTACACAAGCAGACAAACATGGGCAGGTTGATTGGACAAAGATGCTTACGATTGGTCTATCCTCGATTGACCCAACGATTGCAGAAGCCGTCATTCAGCCGCGCAGCAATGCTACTCAGCAAGTTGTTTCGGATGAAAAGAACTCCCTTAGCCGAATCTTTTCTGGCTTTATGGAGGACTTTGACCCGAAGACGCCTCCAGATGTTGCTATGCAAGTCATGCAACAATGGATGCAAATGCCTGACGTTCAACAGCGTTACCAAGCTGACCAAACATTCAAGGCTCGCGTTGATACTCGCGCCAAACAAATTCAGCAGACCATTACTCAGCAACAAAATGCTCAGACTGGCCGCTTAGGTGCATCCTTCCAGCAAGTGATGCAGAAACAGCAAGGCGCACAACCACAGCAGATGCCCCAGCAACCTGCTCAGTAATAACGACTTCCCATGAAACAAGTCAAACAACTGAAATACAAACCTGTCGGATGCACGGATGCCGACATTAACCAAGCTATCCGCGAACTCAAGGGGCACGCCTCCTTTGTTAAGTTTTGTGATTCGTTAAACAATTTGCGAGAGGTCGCGTTGTCTCGAATGTGGCATGATGATGTAATTGCAGATGAACGAGTGTCTTTGGCCTATTCGGTCGAAGCCCGTGTTTATGCAGACATCCTAAACCGCATTGCCGACGCTACTGACCTATATACGCAAGTTGTTAATGAAGAACAATCTTGACACTCAATTTCCGAGGGTAATTCTACCCTCAACGTCTTGGGTCGTTTACCCATGTTGTTAGTTATAGTTTCTTGGAGTCTATAAACCATGTCTGACGATAATACGGTAACTTCACCGACCGAGGCTCCGGCCCAAACTGGCGATGACAAACTGAGCAATATGTCTGTGGATAAAGCTGCTCAACACTTGATGAAGCTCTCTACTCAAAAAGAGCATAGTCCAGTGGAGACGGCAAAACCAGAAGACTCTTCTGTTATTGCTCCGGCAGAAATGCCGCAGGAAGAAACGCCTGATACAGAACAGGCAGACCCAGTTAATATTCAGGATTCCGAAGAGGAAACCGATAATGCCCCCGAACAGGAGCAGGCAGAATCGGACTCTGAGGACGTTCTTTCACAACTAGATACGCTAGACCCTAAAGCTAAGGAAATTGCCAGAGCCGCCCTTAATAAACAAAAGGAACGGTTAGTTGGCAAGTTTGAGAAACGTATTGGCAAGGAAGTGTCGAAGCGGAAGAGCATTGACCAACAGGTTCAATCTCTTTCTGAGCAGCTTACTGAGATTAAGAATCAATCTCAATCACAACAGCAAGCTACTCCGCCGCCGCCCCCGCCAGTGCTTAACCCAAGCAACCCGTTAGGCCACATCGCTGACATTCAATCTCTTAATCAAGAGTTTACTAAAGCGAAAGAAGCCCTACGCACTTCCGAAGACTTAATCGCCCAGATGGAGGACAATGATATGTCTTCCATTGAGTATGGTGGGCAAGAGTTCACACGGCAGTCTGTAAAGACCGCCATGCGCAACGCCAAGCGCGTTGTCGAGGACTATGCCCCCCAACAAGCTCAATATCTGCAAGCGAGAACCCAAAGTTCACAACAAGCGGTTGATATGTTTCCGTGGATTTCTAACAAGAACTCAACGGAATATGTCATGGCGCAGAGGTTTATGAATGACCCCTCTGTTGCTGGCCGCGCTGACCGTGATGTGGTAGTGGGACTCCTCGTTGAAGGATTCAAAGCGGTTGAAGCGCGTAAAGGCGCATCAGTCGAAAAGAAGCCGACAATTAAAGCAAAAGCCCCAGCCTCACAAGCTGAGTTCTCTTCTTCATCGGGTGCAACTCGCGCCCCTGATTCAGAGATTAGCCGAGCTAGGAACAATAGCGAAATCGACAAGTTGTTGAATAAAAAAGGCGGACTGAAAGTTAATGAGGCTGCCCGTTTACTGCTCCACACTGAACGAAATCTCCAGAAACGATAACTTACTACAATGGCTCAAGCAACAACATACAATCTCGTCGGCGTCCGTGAGGATTTGACCGATTTTCTTACAATTCTCGAACCAGAGGATTGCCCTAAAACATCAATGTTTGCGAAGACTGTCCGTCCTCGTCAACAATTCCAAGAATGGCAAATGGACACCCTTTCGGCTCCCTTCTTTCCGGGTAAGCTCGAAGGTCAAGACTTTGCTGTCTATCAGAACAAGGCCGCTAATCGTGGTCGTGTTGGTAACTTTGTGCAGACATTTGCTCGCACTTGGATGGTCTCCCGCCTTGCGGAAGCCGCCGATGTAGCTGGTGTTAGCAATGAAGTTGCTAATGCAAAGGTTAAGTCTGCTCGCGAACTGAAGCGTGACATTGAGTCCGCTATTGGTTCGGACAACGAAATGCAGCAAGACAACGGTTCGGTTCCTTACCTTATGCGTGGTCTGGGCAAGTGGATTCAAGCCACAGCCCAAAGCATTAACGCTGTTCCCGCGAGCTACCTGACACCCTCTGGCAGCATCGACGCTACGGCCACCGCTTCGCTCACAGAAAACACTTTTAACGGTGTGTTTCAGAGCATCTATGAAGTGAATGGCGGCAAGCGTAACTACACGCTGTTTGCTGGCCCGAACCTGAAACGCGCTATCAGCAAGTTCCAACGCGCCACTGGCTCGTCTGGCACAACCCAAACATATCAAGTTATCCAAAATGCTAAAGAGCATGAGGTTTCGCTGAATGTTGAAATCTATGATGGTGACTTCCATCATGTGACGGTTGTTCCTGACTTGTTCAACGGTTGCGCCACTGCTGCTAACGAGACGGCTGTGTTCGCTCCTACAAATCAGAGCCGCGCTCGCGGTTATGTTATCGACCCAGAGTTGGTTGGTATCGGCTACTACATCGGTATGCAGTCTGAAGAGTTCCCTGACCAAGGCGGCGGTCGCCGTGGCGCAGTGGAGTCTACACTCACGCTGATGTGCAAAAACCCCAAGGGTCTCGGCAAATTCGCCGCCAGCTCTTAATAACAACTAACAATAGGAGAATACCACAATGGCTGATACAGCAGTTACAATCTCACCTAAAAAGGTGTTTATCGAAAGCAACCCGGAGCGTCTCAATGGTGCGACAATCCGTTATAACATCAAATCTGCGGACGTAGCTTATGGCTCCGGCTCGACAGATACGGTTACAATGACCCTTGGCACAACAGCGGCCTTTTGGGTTGTTAGCCGTGCGTTTGCACTCGTGCAGACAGCGTTTGCTGGCACTGGTGGTTTGTCGATTCAAGTCGGCGTCACTGGCACAACAAATGCGTTTTTGCCCGCTACATCGGTTCTGTCCGCTGGTTTAATCCAAGCCAGCACCGGTATGAACACGGTCAATACGGTTGCGTCCGCTAAGGGCACTTCCGCTGCAACGGTTAAAGCAGTGTTTACAAATTCAGTAAGCGATTCTCCATCGGCCCTTACGGCTGGTGAAGTTGACGTTTATTTGAACCTACTTGATTTAAGCCGTCTGGCTTAAGTCTGTTTCATGGGTGGAGAAGGGTGGTTCACGCTGCCCTTCTCTTCCCCATCAATTTCTAAATCCCATGCTAGAAAATACTCCCGAGAACGCACGACAGATGTGGTCATTGGCTGATGCCATGCTTCCTTTTGAAAAACAGGACATCATTGAACGTGGGCAGAAAATCGGTAAAGAGTTACAAGAAGCTGGGTCGCTCCGTATTGACGGAGTGGGACAGTTAAAGGCCAAGATTCCCTTGAATCTTTATATTCGGTGGCAGCAAGAATACCCCGGCTGTTGGAATGACAAAGGGTTTGTTAATGCTTTCTTAAAAGACAACCCCCAGTTCAAAGCCGTAATGAAAACTGATAGCCGCAACTCCATTATTGTTCCATGAGAAAAGTCCCTTACAGTAAATTCAATGCCAACATTGCGGCTCTAATTGGCATCGAGCAGGCCAATCTGCAATCGCAGGAATTGGTCATACTTAATACCTTCTTTAACAAGAACATGAAGTATGCGTGGCAGCAGAGCAACTGGGTTGACCTCTGCCCCTATGGTGAATACGTCAGCGCAAATAATTTGCTGAACTTTCCCAATACGTTCCAAAACGCTGTATGGGCGCGGAACAACATGGACGTTTCTCCTGAGTCTATCCCTAATCCTATCTCTGGTGAGGTGGATGCGGCGACTCTTACAACCACGGGCACAAATGCGTATATGTCGCAGTCGTTTACGCCCGTGTCACTTTATCAAAACTACTTTGGAATATGGATGCGTTCTTCAACCAATGCTGATGTTCCGATTCAAGTAGTTCGTTTGTCTGATGGTAACTTAGTTGCTACTCAGACATTCTCATTAACGAATGTTTGGCAATTCTGCCTTATTCCATTTAATCCCTTAGACTTGACGCTTCACCGTGTTCAAGTTGGTGGGTCAAATCTTCTAACGGCGGGACTTACTTTCTTTGTTTGGCAGGCATCAGCGGTTGATACCTATTCGATTACGGGAGGAATTATTATTCCTTATTCGCAAGTTGGCGCACCCCAAATCGACATTCCAATTACAATTTGGAAAGACTCGCCGTTTAATGCACAGCCTGCCCGCAGAGTTGGTTATCGTCTCACAGACAAGGGCATTAAAATAAATGACCAAGCAACCAACTTCAACGTCACCAACAATTTCGTTCTTACAACGAATACTTCGGCAGTTCCTATTCCAGTTTATTATCTGTATTATCGTAAGCAGTGCCCTGAGTTTGCTGCTTCAGATTATAGTGCCGCTACAAACTATACGCTTGGCGACCAAGTATATTTCACTTATTCTACTGGTTACAGCGATTTTTGGCAATGTGTTGCTACGACTACTGCCGGACAAAGCCCAGAAACAAATCCAGAAAAGTGGTATCTTCTCGAAGTTCCGTATATATTTTTGGATTATGTGGTTTACTCTTCTTTTGCAGATTGGCTAACCATTGAAGGACAGGTGGGCAAAGCCGGTGCTATGAAGCTAATGGCTGATGAATTGCTCACTAAAGAACTTGAGCGTCAGGAACTGCAAATGGCAGTTACAATGCCTACCCGCTACACAACTCACGTTACAAGTCAGGCTTACTACTAATTTATTACCATGCCCTTCGGCCCTAACGCAATTAACGTAGGATACGGCCAATCGACCAATAACCCCTCTGGTATTAGTAATGAGGTTATTCCAGTCAATCCGGCTCAAACGCCTGCAAACTTTGTTATCACGGGTGGTTCCATTGATGGAACGCCGATTGGTGTAACTACGCCTTCTACTGGTAAATTTACCACGCTACAAGCAACCTCGATTGACCTTACCTCGCCTCTTCCTATTGCGGAGGGTGGCACGGCGGTTTCAACAGTTCCTGCCAATGGGCAATTATTGATAGGCAATGGGACTGGTTATACGGTAGCCAACTTAACGGCTGGCACAGGTATGACGATTACTAATTCGGCTGGTGGGATTACGCTTTCCGCCCCCGATGTTGGTAGTGTTACTAGCGTATCGGTTACAACGGCTAATGGCGTGTCTGGAACAGTAGCAACTCCAACTACAACTCCAGCAATTAGTCTTACGCTTGGAGCAATTACTCCAACGAGCGTTGCTGCAAGTGGCACTGTTACTGGTTCAAACCTTAGCGGCACAAATACTGGCAATCAGACAATAACGCTGACAGGCGGAGTTACTGGTTCTGGCACAGGTTCATTTGCAGCTACCGTAGTAACTAACGCTAATTTAACTGGTGGTGTTACAAGCGTTGGAAATGCGGCAACGGTGGTTACAAACGCAAATCTTACTGGCGACGTTACTAGCGTAGGCAATGCCACCACTCTTACTAACGCCCCTGTTATTGCTAAAGTTCTTACTGGTTACGTTAGCGGTGCAGGAACGGTGGCAGCGACAGATTCTATTTTACAAGCTATCCAGAAGCTGAATGGCAATGATGCGACCAACGCCAACTTAACTGGTGTTATTACGTCAGTTGGCAACGCAACGTCCATTGCTTCGCAAACAGGAACCGGGACAAAGTTTGTTGTAGATACTTCGCCAACTTTAGTCACACCAAATCTAGGAACACCATCTGCGGCAGTTCTTACCAGCGCAACCGGCCTTCCGCTTACAACGGGCGTTACCGGGACGCTTCCAGTGGCAAACGGCGGCACAGGTATTACAAGTCTTGGCACAGGTGTAGCAACATTCCTTGGAACACCTACATCGGCTAATTTATTGGCGGCGGTTTCAGATGAAACTGGTAGTGGTTCGCTAGTATTTGCCACCCTTCCTACGTTTGGTGGGACAGGTGTAAAACTGAGTGGTAGCACAAGTGGAACTACAACGGTTGTTTCTGGTGCGGTAGCAGCTACTTCTGTTTTAACTCTGCCAGTTGCCACTGATACATTGGTTGGTAAGGCGACTACGGATACTTTGACCAACAAGACGTTGACGAGTCCTACGTTGACTACCCCAGTCTTGGGAACTCCTAGTAGTGGCACGCTTACAAGCTGCACTGGTTTACCGTTATCAACTGGTGTTACAGGAAACTTGCCAGTCACCAATTTGAA